GTTCCAGCAGGTCCAGCAGGGCGCCAACCAAGCCATCCAGAAGCTGGCGGAGAAGCCGACGATCGAGCAGGTGCTCCAGTTCATGAAGAACCAGCGCACCAAGTCATTCGTGCTCGACATCGAGACCGACAGCACCATCCAAGCCGACGAGAACGCCGAGAAGCAGAGGCGCACCGAGTTCGTCGGCGTGCTCAGTACGCTGCTGCCGCAGCTGTCGATGATGATCACGGCGGAGCCGCAGACGGCATCGTTCTGCGGCGAGCTGCTCAAGTTCGCCACCGCGCCATTCCGTGCCGGGCGCACGCTCGACGGCGCCATCGACGACCTCGTGCAGCAGATGGAGCAGAAGGGCAACCAAGACCAGAGCAACAACAATCCGGCGCAGATCAACGCCAAGACGGCGTTGCAGATCGAGAACATGAAGCAGGAGACCGAGCGCCAGAAGATCAGTCAGGAAGGTCAGATCGCGCAGCAGCAGATGGCGCAGAAAGACCGGCACAAACAGGCCGACATCAACGCCCAGTTCGCGCTCAAGCAGGTCGATCAGGGCATGTCATCGCAGGACGCACAGGCAAAGCTGGCGGTGCAGAACCAGAAGCTGCTGGAGAGCCGCGAGGCGCACCAGATGGAGATGGCTGGCAAGCAGCAGGACATGGCGCTCAACCAGCAGAAGGCAGACGCCAGCATACAGGCACACAATGCCAAGCTGACGGATATGTCGATGCGGCAGGAGGATCGACGCAGCCAGCAGCAGTTCCAGATGACGCGACAGGCAACAGCAGTGCCGGGAGGCCGCCGTGGCTGATGACCCCGAGGTCATGGGCGAGCTGGCGCGGCAGGACGATTACGGCATGACGCCTGAGCAATGGGCGGCGCTGTCTGGTCCCGGCGTGCCTTGGCAGTCGGATGCCTTGGTGGCTGGCGCTGCCAAGATGGCAGCCGCTCCCGGTCAGGCGCTGCAATCAACGACACCGATCACCACTGAGGAGATGATCAAGCCAGCCGCTGATATTGCCATGGCGACTGTTGGTGGCGCTTCACCGTTTGCACCGGAAGGGGCGATCGGAGCTGCTGGCGGCAGGATCAGGACACCGAGTGATCCGCTTGTGGGATTTGCGCCGGACAAGAGCGCGATCGGTGATCTGTTCGACTACTCTCGCATTCACGAGACGCCAGATGTGCGGCAATACGACCTGCCGCGCTACGAGCCTCCTCGCGGCGTGAGCGAGCGTGTCGATGCACTGGTTGGAAATAAAAAAGTGCAGCAGCAAATGCTCGACTACATCGACAAGGGTCGCGACATGAATGCCGAGACCTTCTACTACAACGAGCCACTGCGTGATGCTTTCGTGTCTGAGCTGGGCAAGAAGAAAGGCCCAGATGCGTTTGCGCGGTACATGGACTACGTCGCAGCCACCTCACCACGATCGGATGTTGAGACCAACGCCCGCAACGCCAGCTACTACTACATGCTGGAAAAGCAGGGGTTGCCGGTGCCAGAGCAAGGCGGCGTCAACCCGCAGCCTTACGGCCACATGGCGCAGAACCTGCATCGAGAGAACGCCGAGAAGATCCGTTCCGGCGAATACTTTGATTCGATCGCCAACCCCAAGCCGTTGTCGTTCAGTCAGAACCTGCAAGGCAATTTCGCGCCGGTGACGGTGGACGCGCATGCATTCAAGCTGCCAGCGATGCTGTCGCGCGATCCTGATTTCCTTGCCGGTTCGCTCAAGCTGGAGAAGGGCGAGCCGACGATCAATCCGACACAGATGTACGAGGGCGGCGACCTCACGATGCGCGAGGCTGCCAAACGTCCTGTGTATTGGGCCGCGCGGCCAAACAAAAATGAATACGGCGCGATGGAGCAGTACTACAAAGGCCTTGCCGGTGAGGCTGGCATGACGCCAGCTCAGACACAGGCGGCTGCGTGGGCTGGTGGCGGCAAGGTCACAGGTCTTGGCAGCGTTGCCGGTGACCCGTTTATGCGAGCCGTGGAAAACCGGGCTATCAAGACGGCGGCTGAACGTGGCATTACGCCAGCCGAGGCGCTGTCGCAGATGATGCGCGGCAAGGCACCGCTGCTTGGTGTCGGTGGTGCTGCCGCCATGGGCGGTCTCGCCGCGCAGGACAACTACGATCAACAGTAACCAGAGGAGATCGCGACATGGCTAAAGAGGCAACGACACGAAGGCACGAACACGAACCAGAGGTTGAGGAGCGAGACGTAGTCGTCAATCCGCTGGCGCAGAGCGCGACGACGGTAACGCCGGACGGCCCGACGCCGCCGACGAACATTCCCGGCCAGATCGGCATGCGACCGCCGACGACAGCTGGCCTCACGCCGATCGACGACGGCGCGGCTGGCGCACTCACGGCATTCGCTACACCCAGCGCGGGCGGAGCACCTTACGAAGGCGCTGGCACTGAGGTGGTGGTGACGGCAGCCAGCGTTAACCCCGGACCCGGCGGTCAGCTGCAAACCGTTTCGGATCTGGGTAACTACACCACCACGCCAAATGCCTCGCACGCATCGTCACTGACGGGCGGAGCGGCGCCAACGATCAGCGCACTGGCACCGGCATCACCGGCAAGCGGCGTCGGCACGCTGGCGCTCACCGTCACTGGTGCAAACTTTACCCGCAACTCGCAGGTCTACGTCGGAGGCACACCGCAAGCCACCACCTATGTCTCCGCCACATCGCTCACGGTCGCCGCCGCGCCCAAGAAGGCAACGGCTGGCGCCGTCCCCGTTCAGGTCGTCAACAGCGGCGTAGGCTCTGCCGCCAGCAACTGGACATTCACATGAGCATCAAGAGCATCAACGAACCTGACGGGCCGGGCCGCACCACCATGGTGCTGCCCGCCAGCATCAACGAGCCGCCCAAGCTGCCGGACATGGGCGGCGAGATCCCGACGCCAGTGATCACATCGATCGACCCGTCGAGCTGCACGATCGGTGATGCCAGCTTCAGGATCTATCTCAGCGGAGAGTTCTTCTTCGCTGGCAGCGTCATCAACTTTGCCGGTAACGACGAGCTGACGACGCTGGAGGACGACGGCAGACTGTCCACCGGCATCAACATGCCGCTCTGGCTTGGACCGGACACTGTGCCGGTCACGGTCAAGAACGGCGACAAGGTCTCCAACGAGGTCGAGTTCACGTTCATGGAGGCTGGCGCTGCCAGCGGAACCAGACGTAGAACCAGACGGTAGACGGAGGCGGCGCATATCCCTGCGCCGCTCAACAGGAGTGACGACCATGAGAGCCGAGAACGGGCAGCCGCCGGAAGGCGCCATGCCGAGTATCAACGAGCCGGAAGGCTCGCAAGTGTTACCGCCGCCCAAAAAGAAAAAACCAAAGAAGAAAACCAAGAAGGCCAAGGCAAAACCCAACGGCAAGCGCAAGATCAAGGCGAAGCAGAAGCGGCGCCGCAGGTAGGAGGTCATCGATGGGCATGTCAGTCGTAACCGTGGCAGCGGGTGGCATGCCCGTCGTTGATGTCTCAGCGACAACAAAAATAGGAATGCCGGTGTCGGAGGCTGCGACAAAGTTTGGCGTGGCTGTCACCAAGGTGGCGCTCTACGGAATGCCGGTGGTGTATGTATCGCCGCCGCTGGTCAGGGAAGCCGATGCCAGAGCTGATCGAAATTGAGCCGGGCCGCTGGCGCATCAAAAAAGAAGCGATCGCCCCGGCGCGATCGCCGCTCCCGTGTCCGCACATCATCAGCGACATCATGGACGCCACCGAGCAGGTCGATGGCAGGTTTTATACGTCGAAGTCTCAGTTTCGTTCAGTCGGCAAGGCGCTGGGTCTCATCGAGGTTGGCACCGAAAAATTCAAACCCAAGCAGCGGACGACCACTGATCGATCCTTGAAGAAGAAACGGCGAGAGGCCATCCAGAAGGCCGTCGCACGCTACCGCAATGGTGAACGTGTTTAACCAGCCGCTCAGACCGGCAAGGAGTACCTATGTCAGACGTCAACATCACCCCGCCAGCACCGGCATCCGCACCGTCATCTCCCGCACCAGCTCCAGCCAACGAGGTGGTGATCAACCAGAACCCGACGAACACGCCGACGCCTGTCGGCGCCCAGACGCCAGAGAAGCCGGTCGAGGATGTGGAGCGAGGCCACGGGCGCCCGGAGAACCGGCGCGAGGCCATCAAGCGTGCGTTCGAGAAGGCCAACCACCCGGAGGTCAAGAAGGAGGGCGCCAAGAAGGCGGAGGCCAAGCGCGGCATGGGCGACAACAACCCGCCCGAGAAAATGCAGAAGGAGCTGGACCTCCGTAAACCTCCGCAGCAGGAGCGGTACCGCGAGGCTGGCAGGTTCGCCAAGGCACCGGACAGGGACGCGGAAGGTTCGCCGCAGGTTAGCGGCAGGTTAGCGGAAGGTTCGCCGCAGGTTAGCGGCAAGTTAGCGGCAGGTTCGCCGCTGCCGGAAGGCACCCCGTACCGCGACCCGTTGCCGCGCTTCAACGAGAAAGCCAAGGCGGAGTGGGCTACCGCGCCAGAGAGCGTGCGCAGCGAGGTCCACCGCATGGCGCAGGAGTTTGAGGGCGCGTACCGCAAGTACCGCTCCGACAACGAGACCATGAATACGATACGGCCCTTCCACGAGCTGGCGGCCCAGCACGGCACCACGTTGCAGAAGGCGCTCACCAACTACGTCGGCATGGAGCAGAAGCTGCGGCAAGACGTCGTCGGCGGTCTCGATGTGATCGTCAGCAACCTGAACATGCGGACGTCTGACGGTAAGAAGATCACCTTAAGGGATGTTGCGTATCACATCCTCAATCAGTCGCCGGACCAGCACAAGCTGATGCAGAACCAGAACGCGCAACAGGCACAGTCGCAACAGATCGGGCAGCTCCACCAAGCCGTCAGTACACTTGCACAAACCGTGCAAGGGATGCACCATGAGAAGGTCTTTGGTCAGACGCGCTCTGCGGTCGATGTGTTCGCAGACGCGCATCCCGGCTTTGACGAGGTAGGAGACCTGATCGAGCAAGAGTTGAAACTTGGTTTCGATCTCGAGACCGCGTATCAGCGAGCGATCAGACTAAGACCTCCACGCGCGGCTCAGACCCGCTCTACCACACCGGCTCAGACCCGATCCAACAAGTCGATTTCCGGCGCTCCCGATAGCGGTCCCTCAGACGGAACGCGGCGCAGGAACGACAAACCGATTGGCCGACGCGAAGCTATTTCAAACGCAATCAAGCGTGTGAACGGCAGCGTCTAACAGAACCGGATGTTCGATGCCCAATATCAACCCGAATGCTGCTTATCAGCAGATCCTGTCGATGGCCCTCGAAGATCGTTCGAGCGGCTATCAGGATCTGGTGTCAAACAATAACGCCCTGCTCGCGGTGATGCGGCGCAAAGGCCTGTGGCAGACCTACTCTGGTCCGCGCATTCGCCAGACGCTTCAGATCAGCAAGCAGGTCGCCCAGTGGTACAGCGGCTACGATCAGCTGCTCAATCCTGCGCTCGATCTGTTCAACGACGCATACTTTGATCCCAAGATGGTCGTTGTGCCGGTCATCCTCTCGATGCAGGAAATCCTCAACAACGAGGGCGATGCCCAGCTCATGGATGTCTACGACAGCTACATCGATGCGGCTGAACGCGCACTCGAGGACACGATGGATGCAGCGATCTACAGTGACGGCACCGCCAACGGCGGCAAGCAGGTCACTGGCCTCGCCACTGCCGTGCCGGTCGTCACCAATACCGGCGTCTACGGCGGCATCGATCGTGCTTCTGCCGTGATCTGGCAGACCAAGACCTACGATGCTCAGTCGATGTCGGCGGCGATCGGAACGCAAGCGAGCGCGACGACGATCCGTCCGTACCTCAACGTGATCATGACCAAGCAGTCACGCGGCAAGGATCACGCCGATCTGCTGGTGATGTCACCGGAGCACTACGCCGCATACGATGCGGCGACTGTCGCCATCCAGCGACAGACAAACTCGACCTCGCTGGGCCAGCTTGGCTTCAGCGCGATCGAATACATCGGCGGCGGCAAGCGAGCGGAGATCGTCCTCGACGGCGGCATCGGCTCCAACATGCCAGCAAACACCACGTTTGGCCTGAACACCGACAGCTTCCGCATGCGGTATCACGCCAACCGGAATTTCGACAACCTGTTCGACGGAGAAGGCCAGATGCCGATCGACAAGGACGCGATCGCGCAGTTCATCGGCTGGATGGGTGAACTCACCCAAGTCAACCCGATGTTCAACTGGCGCTTCTACGACAGTAACCCGGCGGCGTAATTTCCACTGGGCTAGAGCTGCCGTCCCGTGTCCCTTTCCTCGTGTCCCCACGGGGCGGCAGCTGCTCGCTACCACATTCCCTCAGACGGAGAACCAAGATGCCTACGAGAGATCCAGATGCAGCAACAGTGGCGTTGTTCAAACACCACGCCATCAAGAACGAGGCCAAGACCGTTAAGGAAGGCAGACCCATCTACGACGACATGGAAATCTGCGAGATCCGCTTCGCCGGGTCGCGCAACGTATCCGTTTTTCCCGCGATGGCATTCTCGCACTGGGTCACAGATCCGCAGACAGGCGAGCAGATTGCTGTCACTTATGCGGAGCGTTTTGGCCGCCAGTATCGTCAGTTCAAGGAGCAGACTGCCCAGACCAAGGCGGGGACGCCGCTCACTTACGCGCCGTTTCTCACGGAGGCTCGACGAGCTGAACTACGCGCCCTCAACATCTACACTGTGGAGGCTCTTGCACACGTTGACGGGCAGGAGCTGAAGAACCTTGGCCTCGCCGGTCGCGAGCTGAAGAACCGCGCCGAGGAGTACATGAAGGACGCCAAGGCAACGGCGCCGTCAGCGCAGCTGGTCGCGGAGAACGAGGCGCTCAAGGCCCGCAACATGGCGCTCGAGGAAGATGCCAAGGCACTGAGCGGCGCACTGGAGAGCCGGGCAGAGCCAACCAAGTTCGACACTATGAGCCTCGAGCAGCTGCGCGAGTTTATTACGACCAACAGCGGTCACGCGCCGCACGGCTCGCTCAATCGCAAGACGCTGATGCGGATGGCAACAGAGGCCCAGCAGAAAGTTGACTGATGTCCCTTTTGTCGGTGGTGAAAGATGTATGCGAGGTCGTCGGCGTCACCATTCCGACGTCCGTGTTCTCCAACATCACCGGCAACCGTACCATGCAGGAGATGCTGACGCTCGCCAACGAGATGGCGCAGCGCATCGCCTACGACACGCGCGAGTGGAATGTACTGAAATCAACGACAATTTTTGCTGGTGACGGCACCACCGAGGCGTTCGACATGCCGCCGGACTACCAGCGCATGCTGCTCAGTACGAACGTCTGGCGATCGACGACGCCGTCCGTGCAGATGCGGTTTATCCCGGACCTCGACCAGTGGGTGAACCGCCGCGCACGCGGCTATTACGACAATCGCGGCGAGTGGATCATCTACGGCGGCCAGATGCACATCGTGCCGGTGATGGGCGTAGGCACCAGCGCATACTTTCCGTACCTGAAGAAAAACTGCATCAAACTTTTCTCTGGCGGTCTTGGCACCGAGTTCACCACCGACAACGACAGCTTCATTCTTGGCGATCGCATTCACAAGCTGGCCATGATCTGGCAGTGGAAGGCGCAGAAGGGTTCGCCCTACGCCGAGGACATGGGCACCTACGGTGACGCGCTGGTGATGATGATGGGTGCCGACAGCCCGGCGCCAATCATTGCCGGACGCTCGCCTGTATCAACTAACGCCACCGTTGCGTATCCGTGGCCGGTGCCGATACCATGAGCCAGCATCAGGCATTCAGGCGCACGGCAGTCCCGCAGCAGGTCGCGCAGAACCTGCAAACGATCACGATCGCGGCGCCGACGCGCGGCATTATCCTGAGCGAGAATTTCACCTACATGCAGCCCGGTGGGGCTATGGTTCTCGACAACTGGCTGCCGACAATGCGTAGCGTAAAGCTGCGCGGAGGCTGCGTGCGCTGGTGCGAGCTGCCGGAAACTGTTCCGGTTATTTCAGGTTTCGAGTTCAACATTCATGCCTCGCAGCGCATGTACGCGGCAACGCAGAGCACGCTTTACGACGTAACGGTTTCAGGTTTTCCGACTGTCGTCATGGCCGGTCAGGGTTCAGGAAACTACGCAGCCTCGCAGCTTTCAAATCAAGGCGGCGATTACATGATCGCTGTCAATGATGCTGGCGATTACCCGCTCAGGTTTGATGGAACGACTTGGACAAAACTCAACAGCGGAGAAATCAACGCCATTGCCGGTTCTGCCGTAGAGGCAGGGCTGGACCTTGTGTACGTCTGGAAATATCGCAACCGCTGGTTCTTCATCGAGAAGAACAGCATGAATGCGTGGTACCTGCCGCTCAACGCCATCCAAGGCACGCTGCTGATGATCCCGCTGTCGGGGGCGGCCACCAAAGGCGGCACGCTGATGTTCGGCGCCACATGGTCGATCGACGCCGGTGACGGCACCGACGACAAGTGCGTGTTCATGACTGATCAGGGCGAGGCAATCATCTTCACCGGCAGTGACCCGTCCACCGCAGACAACTGGCGGCAGGAAGGACGCTACACGGTCAGCGTCCCCATGGGCATGAATGCACACATCCCGATCGGCGGAGACCTGCTGATTGCTTGCGTGGACGGAATTATTCCGCTCTCGCAAGCCATCACCAAGACTGCTGACCAGCTCGAGTTGGCTGCCGTCACGCGCCCAATCAAGCCGATGTGGCGGGATATGGTAGCGCAGCGTCGTCTATATCCGTGGACGATGAAAAAGTGGGACGAGTTCGGCGGAGTGTTCGTCACATGGCCGGGAGGGCCGATCGGCGTCCAGTACGTCGGCTGCGCCAACAGCGCCACCGGCGCGTGGGGCCGCATCGTCGGCTGGGACGCCATGTGCTGGATGTATCTTGGCGGGCGCATGTTCTTCGGTACGCAGGATGGTCTCATCATGGAGGCCGATCGCGGCGGTTACGACGACGGAAAACCGTATACGGCGGTCATGGTTGGCGGTTGGGAAATGTTTCAGCAGACATCGACCACCGTCGTCTGGCATCAGGCGCGGGCTTCGTTTTTGTCGGAGAGCGGGCAGCCGTTCGTTCCGCAGCTTGCCGCATGCACCGACTACGTTATTCGTATTCCTACTCCACCGTCCGCAGGACCAGATCCCGGCATTCCAGACGTCTGGGATCAGGGAAGGTGGGATGAGGCGAAGTGGGATCAGTCGCATAGCATGGTTTCACAGGTGGTGAGAAATACCGGCTGGGTGTCGGTCGGGGAAACTGGATTTTCTCACGCGCCGATCTGTCAGGTAACAGTGGCGCAGGAAGCTACGCCGCTCGTGGAGCTGATTTCAATAGGCGCTACGTTCGAGAGACTTGGCGTGAACGTCTAGGGAGCGAGTGATGGCAGACGCACCTCCAGTGCCGGTACCGGCAGACCCGGCGGCGGATTTGACTGCTGCGGTTGCTACCGCTCCCGCCGCGCAGCCGATGGGCAATCTGTTTCAGACTTATCAGGCCGGTTCTCCAACCGACGCCTTCGCCCCCGCCTACATCAAAGGCTACAAGCCTTCGATGGATGCCGTGTCGGCGTGGGAGGCAGAAAACCGTGGCCTCACCCGCGCCGACGTCGACGCCACGCGCATCGCGCAGCCGTGGACAGACCCAAGCAAGACGCTGGGCGGCGACGGCGTCTACGGCGGCCCGATACAGGCCAACCAAGTCTACGGCGACAGTCGCGGCATGGTTGACCCGGAGGCGCTCAAGGTCTGGGCGCAGGGCGGTCACTACGACATGAACGCGCGGCGCAACGCTATTGCCGCGCGAGTGGCGGCAAATGCCGCAGCGGCTAGTGCGGCGCAACCGGCGCCGCCAGCAGATCCAACCGGCGGAATGAGGTTCATTTTCGACTGATGCTCTCGTACCTGTACGGACACGATGCACTGGTGGCGCAGTTTGTGGCGCAGCTGGTGCCGCATTGCCATCGCGGCTTTCCGTCCGAGGCTCGCGGCATCGGCGTGCTCAACGAGAGCGGCGTGCTGATCGGCGGCCTCGTCTACCACAACTACGACGACGACAGCGGCCTGATCGAGCTGACCGGCGCCGCCATAGATCCGCACTGGCTGATGCGCGGCACCATCGAGCGCATGTACCGCTATCCATTCATCACATGCGGCTGCCAGATGCTCGTGCAGCGAACGCCGATCGAAAACGAGCGGCTGCTGCGCCAGCTCGCAGTCTACGACTACACCTTCATCAAGGTGCCGCGCATGTTTGGTCGCGGCAAGGACGGCGTCCTGTGTCTGCTGACGGCAGAGGATTGGGCGAATAACCGCTTTAATCGCAGATTTAAGCATCACCTGACGCCAGACACGGCACCAGCTGACGCTCTGGAGGAGGCAGCATGATCAATTACGCAAACCCGCAGGGCGTCGGCGCTACCACAATGCCGCAAGGCCCGGCCAACCCGATGCCGCCGGGCGCCAACATGCAACGCAACGCCATCACATCGGCGTTGATGAATGTGGCAAACCCGTCGCCGCGCACCATGCCCGGCATGGGAGCTGGTGGTGGCTACCGTCCTGACCTGTCTAGGCCGCCTAATGTGCTGGGGCAGAACATGCCCAGCCCATCAGACCCGCTTAATGCCGCTGGCGCCATGCCGGGATCTCAGCCCCCCGGCATCATGGCCGCAGCCGGTCTGGCTCCGAGCGGCATGGGTGCGCCGCCTCCGGGCGGCCCGCCCATGGGCGGCCCGCCGGTTGGCATGGGTGGAGCTGGGCCGGGGCCGGGTGCAGTCATGCCACCGACACCGGCATCAGGACTGCCGCAAGGGCCGCAGCCAAACGTGCCGGGTCTCGTGGGTCCGCAGCCGCTGATGCAGCAGCCGGGATCGCAACTGATGCAGCCGGGAACCAATCCGGGGAATTACTGAGATGGGTAAGTCGCAGCCGTCGCCGCCACCGGCACCTAATCCGGTCGACACTGCCAGAGCCTCGACGTCCACCAACGTCGCGACGGCGATCAGCAATGCGTTCCTGAACAATACCAATCAGGTCACGCCTGACGGCTCGCTGAATTACGATGTTACCGGCAACTACATCTGGAATGACCCGTACACCGGCACCAACATCAACATCCCGACGTTCACGGCAACGCAGACGCTGTCGCCGCAGCAGCAGCAGATACAGGATCAGTCGAACGCCACCAAGATGAACTTGGCTGGCATGGCGAACGCGCAGAGTTCGCGCCTGTCTCAGTGGCTGTCCAACAACATCGACACCAGCGGCGCACCGGCTGCCGGTGATCCCAACCAGATCAGCGGTCTGCCATCGGCGGCGACGACGTTTGCCGACACCGGGCAGCAGCAGACATCGTTCGACCAGAGCGGTGCAGCGGGTGCCGGGAATATCCAGAGCACCTACGGCCCGGCTGATGATTTCAGCAGCGACCGCCAGAACGTGCAGGACGCACTGATGGCGCGGATGAACCCGCAGCTCGCCATCGAGAAGCAGGGCATCACGCAGCAGCTCGCGGACCAAGGCATCCGCTACGGCAGTCAGGCCTACACATCGGCCATGGACAACTACAACCGGCAAGCCAACGACGCGCGGTTTGCCGCAGTTGGTCAGGCCGGTGCCGAGCAGCAGCGCATGATGGACATGGCCGCGCAGAAGGCTGGCTTCCAGAATGCCGCGCAGCAACAGGCCTACACCGAGGCACAGCAGACCGGCACATTCGCCAATCAGGCTCAGGCGCAGAATTTCCAGCAAGCCGGTGCCCGCGCAGACTTTGCCAATGCAGGTTTAGCGCAGCAGGTCTCGCAAGCGCAGTCGTCGTTCAACGCGGAGAACATGGCCCGCAATCAGTACATGAACGAGCAGTACGCGATGCGGAACCAGCCGATCAACGAGATCAGCTCGCTGCTGTCAGGCTCGCAGATCAGTAACCCGAATTTCGTGAACACGCCGAATAACCAGATCCCGACGACCGACGTTGCTGGCCTCATAAACAACCGGTTCTCGCAGGACATGCAGATCTACCAGCAGCAGAATGCCAACTACCAGCAGCAGATGGGCGGTCTCTACGGCCTTGCCGGTGGTCTGCTCAAAGGCGGCATGGGCCTGATGGCGATGTCCGACGTTCGCGAGAAGGAGAACATCACCAAAGTCGGCAGCATCTTCACGCCAAGCTACGTCAGTGACGCCGATCATGACGAGCCGACGCGCGGCTACAAGCCGATGGAGGCCGACGACGACGAGCTGCCGGTCTATAAGTACAGCTTCAAGGGCGACCCCAACAAGCAGATGCACATCGGCCCGATGGCGCAGGACGTCGAGAAGATCGACCCCAGTGCCGTCGCGGAGCATGGCGGCAGAAAGTTCATCGACCACAGGCTGGTCATGGGCACAGTTTTGAGGGCGGGATGACATGGCAGACGAACAGGGCAGTTTCATCTTCGGAGGCAATACCGGCCTGAGTTATCAGGAGCTGCAACAGCGCCGCGCCATCGCTGCCGCGCTCGCCGGAAAGCAGAAAGGCTTCCCCAAGACCAAGGGCGAAGGCATGACCTATCTGGGTGATGCGTTCGCTGAAGGCATCAACGACCTAATGCTCCACCACATGGAGCAGAAGCAGAAAACCGCTGAAGCAAACCTGCGCGGCAAAGCTACGCCCGGCACCTACACGCCAGCAGAAGCGACTGCTGCGCCAGCACCGGCGCCGGTGACTGCGCCGGGCTACGACCCCAAGGTGTCCACGATCGATACCGAGAGGCCGCCACCGCCCACAGCGGCGCCAGTGGCGCCTCCGCCAGCTCCAGCTGCCGCAGCCCCGGCATCGATACCGGGCGGCCCATGGACTGCCCCCGCCATTACTGCGCCGCCCCCGTGGCCGGTCAGTGAAGGCCCGCCGCCGCCTGATATGCCGCCCTTTGCCCAGCGTTTCGCGGATGCCGTGCCGTCAGCGCCTCCTCCGTCAGCCGCGTCGGCGCAGCAGGAAAACACGTTCTTCCAGCCAGAGCTGGCAACCCCCAGCTTCAGCGGCGGCACGGTGGCTGACCTGACGCCAGCGGACATTCCGCCGATGCCAGCGCAGCGTGCGTCGATCACGGCGCCAGCACCGGCGCCGCAGCAGACAGCGATGCTGTCGCCAGCAGCTGACCCGCAGATGATGATGTTT